CCCGGAGAACTCGGTGGCGGTGCGTCAACGGTCCCAGGATGGGCAATTAATCGAACTCAACACAGTGCCAAATACAAAGAAAACAATGCTTGGACAACCTACCTTGCCCATACGCGGGAGCAAAACTATTGGCTTAGTCACGTTCAACTTAACAGAGACCTTCAATCTACCATGGGTAGTAACGAGGTACTCAATGCGGTAAAATCGGTGCGCGCTGATCAAGAAGGGCAAGTTAAAGACATACTCAAAGGGATTGCCCGCGAAGATCAAACATCCGGGCGTATCATTAAGGGGGTTGAAAGAATTGCAAGGGACACTGTCGGTTACGGGGCAACGGCAATCCTTGGATTTAACCCCAAAGTGGCGGTCAAGCATTTGACCAGCATGACCGCGGCGGCAATGATTTTGGATCCTACGGAGTTTTTGCAATCGGCCCGTAATGTTGCTCTTGGTCAAGGCGCCCTGTCTTTGAAAGACGCGTACAGCAGTGATGTTGTACAAAGTTTTTTGCCAGAGCATGGAAACCCTAAAAATGCGTTGGCAGTTGCTGAAAAAGGGGAAAAGATACGCAACCTTGCCATCACCGGGCAAGCTATCGGGGACGTGGCGCATTCGTGGATCCCGGCGGTTATGAGGATTAGCAACACAACTACCGCGGCAATTGTCTATGACGCCGCTTTTAGATCTGCCACTGGGGATGGAATGAAACCAAACGAAGCGCATGCTTACGCCGAAAAGCGAACTCGCGACGCACTTCACCGCATAAACCCCGTTGGGTTTTCCATTGATCAACCATTTCTACAACAGGCACACCCCCTTCTTGCCGCCATGCAAATGTTTGCCGGACCAGCTCGGCAAGGGTTAGGTATTGCCTTGCACGAACTGCTTACGTTGCCGAGGGACATCCGAAATGCTCCAGAAGGTCAAAAACTGGGAACCGCCACTAATAAAGTAACCAAAGCGTTGGCGGCATGGACACTTCCGGGCATTATGGAAGCCGCAATTTTGCAGGGCATGGCGGCACTTTTTGGATCCCCTCAAGAAAAAGAAGATGTCAATTCATGGAATGAGTACATTGCCGCGGCCCTTGCAGGGCGCCTTTACGGATTTTATTACATAGGTTCGACGTTATCGAACATGGCAAAAGAGGCAATAACAGGGAAAAAACCATTTATTGGGTCTCCAATTCCTGCGGCTCAGTACCTGGCATCAATGCTCAATAGTGGTAAAAAGATTGTGAAAGGAAAGGGAGCAACGGAAGATTACCTAAGCGCAAGCAAAGCGGGATTGGATTTGTTTTCAGCGGCCTTAATTTTGCTCAACCAAAGTGCTTTAGCCCACGGTATCGCCGGCATCAGCGCCGCCGCCAATACGGCAAAACCTTTAGTTGAAGGTGCCCGGAACATTGGCGCAATGGACAAAGATAATAAACACGTTATTAAACATAAAGGTATTGTTGAAAAAATGGAGTCTTTGTAATCGTTTTTTCTTGCGGGTTAGTTAGGTAATGTTATATCCATGATTAGATCATGGCCCTAACAACCTCTAGTTCTTCTGTTAGTTATTCTGGGAATGGGTCCGCAACGACATCCTATCCGATCCCTTTTGTCTTTTTTCAATCTTCAGATTTAGTTATTACCAAAACCACTGGATCCACCATAACGACGTTAACGTCAGGCACAGATTACACTGTTATTGGCGGGGGATTTGACCTTAACGGAAGTGTTGTCATTCCCCTTGCCGGCACGGGGGTTGGCAATGGAAGCACCGTAACAATTTCAAGGGTTGTGGCATTAACTCAACCTACCGTGTTTACCAACGGTGACGCTTTGCCGGCTCAATCAATTGAACAGTCCCTTGATTTTCTTGAAATGCAAATTCAGCAGATCAACACGGCAACCAGTGGCAATGCATTTTCTAACGCAACTGTTGCTACCACGGCGCTTGCTTGCTCTGGCAACTCCGCAACCGCAACTACGGCAACTAATGCCCTTGCTTGCTCTGGTAACGCGGCAACGGCAACCAACGTGGCGTATTCTGGACTTACTGGAACTGTTCCGACTTGGAACCAAAACACAACCGGCAACGCGGCAACCGCAACGGCATTGTCCACTGCAACGGGATCCGCCCCAAGTTATTCAGCGCGAGCGTGGGCATATGTTGGGTCACCAGCATCAACGGTTTCCGCAGGAGCATCTCCAACTGCTGGCGCAAATTTAACGTATGCTCATACAGCAGGAACTGGAGTCTATACATTTAGTTTTGCGACAGTTCCATCGTCTGCCAATTACGCGGTATTAGTTTCTACAGGCGGAACTGGAGAACTTTACGAAACGGTTATTTCTGCCTCTGGATTTTCAGTGAATTTTAAAAGCATTAGCCAAACCGGCACCTGGTCTGCTCCCGCGGCGGCGGATCCAGCAAGCAACATTTCAGTAGCAGTTTATTTTTAATCACCAATAACGGAAACCCCAACCCCATAACAACATGTCACTAGGACCAAGCAAAACCTCGTCGGTAGGTTATACCGGCAATGGAACGCAAACCTCGTTCCCCACTAAATTCCCATTTTTAGAACCCAATGACTTAATTGTCACGGTTGGGGGAACAATCAAAACTCTAACAACTGATTACACAATAACTGGGGGACTTGGTGGATTGGGAACTGTTACATTTGGAACCGCTCCAACCAACGCTTTGGCAATTGTTATCAAAAGCGTGTATAGCGCCGATACAACAAACGCCATGATTCGCCGGTGGAACGACCTTGGCAATCCCATTGATGGGCCTTTAGCCAGGGAGAGTCAGTCTATTCCCGCGGCCTCTCAAACAGCAACAGTTGGAGCCGGTCATGTTGTTATTGCTAATCAAGTAAACCAAAAGCGCATTGTGTCAGAAAAACAATCGCCCCTGGTTGGTGTTGCTGAAACTGGCGGCACTTCAATCCCCCTTAACTCCATTGCGTAACTTTTAAATACCAAACATATGTCATTATATCTTAGAAATCCTTTTGACTCAGGTGGTAAAGGTGGGGTTCTTTTTACATCCACAACTGCACGAAACGGCAACTTTTACGCAATACAAATTCTAACTGCCACTGTTTTTAACACTAGCGGAACCGTAGGCAATTTGACGGGAGATGCACTTACGGGTGTTAGCTTTCCAGCAGGAACTGTTATTTATGGTGGTTGGACAAGTATACAACTTGTTTCTGGATCTGCAATTGCTTACACGACCTAGAATCAAATGTCTCTAGGTCTTGGCCTCCAGATATCCAACGCTACTAGTTTGGTAGCGTTTGCGCCGGCTAACACTACCCCGTATTCGGTAACTTACCTTGTAGTAGGTGGCGGGGGCGGAGGTCAGGATACGCAAAGCGGAACGGGTGGCGTTGGCGGAAACGGGGGTGCTGTTTCCACTGGAACTCTTACTTTAACCCCTGGCGTCACTTATACGCTGTCTGCTGGCGTCGGTGGTAGCGCTCCCGGTTATGGTCAAGCCCCTGGTGCATCATCAAGTGCTTCTTCTAATACTGAACTTGTACAACCTGGGGACGGGGGGCTTTCTAAAATTTTTGTTGGGTCTACCATTTTAGCTCAAGCGGCAGGCGGGTATTCGGGATTTGATAATGGTAAAACTTCAAAATCGGGAGGATTTGGAGGTAATGGGGTTAATGCTCCTCATTCTTCTTATGATGAAAATGCAGATGTTACGACATACTATGGCGGAGATGGGATTCCTTCATCTATAACTGGTTCTTTAGCTTATTATGGAGCCGGTGGTGGTGGTGGAGACCCTGATAATGGTGACGTTGCGGCGTTTGGAGCTACTACCCTAAATTATGGTGCCGGTGGATTTTCTGGTAACGCACAATCAGGTGGGGGTGGTGCATCAGCAGGATATGGAGGAGTCGTGATTCTTTCGATTCCGTCATCAAAATTTGGATCAACAAACGGAACGGCAAGTCCCGATGGCAATGGCAATCAAGTCATTATAACGCAAGGTAGCATTAATTACACGGCGTAATATGAAAATATTTGCTCAACTTGATTCTAATAATTTAGTTACAAATCTTATACCGATTGATGATGTTTTTGTTCCGAACGAAGCATCAGGAATCGCGTATGTTCAAGCATTGTTTGGAAATCAAACCTTTGTATTGGCAGAAACAAACAACCCAATTCCTCGCCGCAATACGAGAATTGGTAGTTACTTCGATACTAAGACCCATCAATTTTATCGACCAATCGTAACAAACAATCCCGTTGCCCCCAGTTACATTAATTTGCCAAATGGAACTTCGTATTGCGTTATTTTCCGCAATGCATCGTCTTTGCTAACGGGTCTTATTAAGAAAACATTTTTTGGGCCGGTGAAACAAACGGGGCAAGCGGTCAGGAATCTCTATGGCATTCCCGTCACGCCTACCCCAACAGGAATTGCGCATGCCATCATTAGAAATCCTGTTGATCGATTTGTATCCGCCTATGCCCTTCAAACTGGCGGCGTTCCGTGTTGGTTGGGGGTCGATGATTTTATAACGTGGATCGGTCAGCAGGACCCCGCAACGATCAACCGACATTTCCGCAAGCAAACATTACTTGTTGGGGATCCGCCCCCAGAAGGGATTACTTATCACGATTTTGCCAAACTAGACTTTAATGCTCTGGCAACGACGTTTGGATTGCCAACGCCTGTGACGATTGTCAACAAGACCAATCCGTCCAAAAAGCCCACGCTGAATCCCAGTCAGATTGATGCAATCCAATCTCTTTACTCGGAAGACGTGGACCTTTACTCAACCATTTCAACCGTTGCGGCATCATGAGCGACGAAGAAAGAACAGATTTAGCAGTCAGAATAGAGCGCATAGAAACACTTTTGCATGAGCGGCAAAAAAGCGCTGACTCTAATTCACTGATCTTACGAACGGTTGCGCTGGGATTTCTTCTCCAGGTCATCACAACCGTTTATTTCGCCGGTGTTAAAACGCAAAAACTGGATTCCATGAGCGAAGAACTTGCAACCCTTCGTAACGAATTTCATCTAACCCATGCGCCGAATACTCCTACTATTATCAACTAGCGTCTTTTTGGTCGGGTGCGCCCATAAAGAAACGCACCATGTAACACCGATTACCACCGGGATTAGCGCTGACTTGTCTCAAGCGGACGCCAAAACGGTATTAATTGAACAATGGGCCGCGCATCAGAAATGAAAGCATACTTTCTATTTGCGGTCTTAATATTAAACGGATGGCAATTTTGCTTGGCATTGGAGCCGGTGGATTATTCCAAAATTACTCCGCGTGAGATTGCTCAAACCGCGGCTCATTTGGATTCCCTTTTGCACGACGCTGAAGAAAAAACACTGACAGTTCAAAACGCCTACGACTCATCTCAATCCGCGTTGCAAAAAGTCACTTTGGAAAATGAAAAACTAAAAACGTCCCTTCATGAATCCAATGCGGAACGCGACGTTGTTTTGATTGCCTGGGCAATTTTCGTTGCACTCTACGTTGGCACAATGTTTGCCGGTGAAATTATGCGTGACTTCCCTACCCCATGGAACCTAATCGCAACTGCTCTTTGTTACGCGACAATTGGTTTAACTGCTTACGGTTTAGGTCGTGTAACTTTAGCTTCCATTGCCCACCTCATACCATGATTCAAAAATTCTTTGCCTGGCTAAAAGACATGCTGTCTGAACATTCTGGGGAAGCCTCTAGCATCCGAGTATCATTGGTTTTGGTGACATTCTCTATTGTTGGCGTGACCGCTTATTTGATTGTTCGACATGTTTTAGACAAAACCACGTTTGATATCGGACCAAATCTTGCAAATCTGTTGAGTGTTTCGGTGGGTGCCCTTGCCGCCGGCAAAACCGTTCAGCGGACGTTTGAAAAC